GAAAGCTTTTTAATATGTTATATATTTTAGTTTTAACGCTATGAGGCGCTGCTTTATCAAACCTTGCGATGGGTATTGGTTTTGCACAAGATTCTAAAAATATTGCATACATTCTAATTATATTTCTTTTTGTAACCCATGGTGTGTGAGCTGCTCTTAAATCACTTTCTCCATAAGGATTAGAAAATCTTCTATTATGTACAAAATGAATAAGAGAGTTTTTATTTATTTCAATATCCCCAGTATCCGTTTTTTGCTCATATTTTTTTATGTTGCCATATTTGTCTGTATGAACCTTCCAGGTTTGAGGATGTCTTGTTTTAATATATTTTAAGGTTATACGATCATCTTTTTTCATAAATATTTTTTCAGATATTGAAAACCCAAAATCAAATGCTGTTAATATTTCTTCTAAAGATTCATCAAAAGGAATTAATGGATCCTCCTTTAACATTGTTTCAATTTCAATTGCCATGTCTTTATTTTCATCAACATCAGTTAAAATTTCCCAACCAGAGTTAAGCATTAAATCTTTTTTAAGATTAAGGCATATTTTAACTTGTTCATCTTTAAGCATTTCTTCATATGTTAAATAATCACCTCTTTTTTGCCATAAATCATCGGCATTATCAGGTTTATAAAGAAAAGCCTCATTATCAGTTGTGTTGATCTCAGTTTTTTCTGAAAGAATCGCTTTATCAGTTTCAGATTGATATAATTTTTTAATAGTATGTAATTCTATTGAGTCTTTTCCTAACATATAAGAGAGATTATCCAAAATTGCCCCCAAAAGTTTTAAAGTCTTCCGTTAATCTGTTCCAATCGGTATATGAAGCTTCTTTGATTAATATTTGAATCGCTATTGCGTTAGCAACAACTGTATCGTCGTGTTTCCCTTGTATAGCTCCAAGTTTACCATTATTATTTATAAACGTCAAACATTCTGTTAATGCATGTTTACATTTTATGTTTTGTGGCATTGATTCTAAAAAATCCTTATATCCATTTAACATTATGGGTTTTGATACATTATTAGTAAGCCAACCATCACGACCATCACTGTCTTTAAAAATATTATTATATTTTAAATGTTCTTTTAATTCTAACAAAACGGCATGGCCGTGATTATTTCTTTCAACCGCTAAAAGAGGCATTACTTCACCTTTGTGTTTGAACTTTTCACATAGCTTGTATAATTCATTAGCATATTCAGAAGGCTTCCAATCACCCCTTAATGCTGCAACTTGTCTTTTTGTGTCAACACAATATATCGATGCTGCGCTAAAATCTCCCCCTATGCCTTCGGCCGTATCTGCACCACATACATATCTATGCTGAACATTACATTCTTCAAATATTTGAGTAGTTGTATGGAATGAATAAGTTCTCATTTGCATTAATCTCTCTTTTACAATATTTAAATTAAAAAATGGATTGCCTGAACTTAAAAAACAAGTAACATCATCTTTAGGATATTCTTGATCAAATTTTTCATTTAATTGTTTTTCTTTCATTCTTTTAAAAGCTAATTGTGATTTATCAATATTTATCTTATATTTTTCTTTTGCATATTTAATTAATTTCTTTTCATCATCGTCAATTTCTGCAACATTAACACCTTCGTATCTATATTCATCAAACATATACCAAGGAAAGAATAACTTTTCATAAGGAAAGTCTTTGTCTATCCACATATCGTAAAAAAAGTTCATCCCATTTGGAGTAGTCTCCAAAGTTATGTGACCGTCTAAAGGAACAGACTCTAATGTTGCATCTAGTCTTGATTTGTCTTTCATAAATGCTACTTCTGATACGTGTAAATGTTGTATAGTCTCACCCCTTGATTCTAAATCAACATAAATTTTGGAATTTATTTCTGGAAATCGCATTTCATATCTTGAACCCCCTCCTTTATCCAAAACAGGCTTTAATAGTGGATTCATATGATTATATGCGAACCAAGGTATTTGAAATAATTTTTTCAACGCATCATTTTCGTGAGCCAATATACAAGTTGTATAATTTGCATTAAAAATAGTTTTATCGAAGGCTTTTAATATCTCATTTGTTGATACACCGAATTGACGAGCTTTTAATATTATTTTTCTATTAGCTGTACAATTATTTATTTTCCATTGAATATTATTTTCTTTAAATTTATTGGTTACACGTTGTTTATTTTTAATAAAATATAAGTGATTTAATCTCCAACGAGGATCATGAAAATTATGCGCGTTATCCATTAAAATTTAACTCTTGGTCTACAATTATTGATTCAATTCTTTTCTTTGCTATATTATAATATTCTTTATTTAATTCAATACCAATAAAATTAAAACCTAGTTTTTTTGCTGCTATACCAGTGGAGCCGCTTCCCATAAATGGGTCAAGGATTGTGCCGTTGGTTGGTGTTACTAGTGTACATAGATATTCCATAAGTTTGATAGGTTTAACGGTTGGGTGATTATTGTTTTGTCCTCTTTCTTTTTTACTAGCTTTAGCTACATAAAAGAATCTGGAGGCGCCGCCCATGTCAGTAAAAATTGAGCTGTTTACATGCCTTTTAAATTCACCATTCACATATTTTGTTTGATACCCACCTTTTTTAGGCTTCCTGTTTGGGTTATCTGATTTACTAATCCCGCTCTGCTCATCTAATAGTTTACCAGCTTCTTCGTCTAATATTAGATTAGCAGGCCAACGGCCAAAAGATGAATTATTAATTTTACCTATGTTTTTTAATCCCATAGACATAATACCTTTTTGTTCCTTGGCTTGGTCCCTTGCTAAATTGTCTTGTGTCTCAACCCTACACTCATCAATGTTTATTGCACCAGTTCCATATTTTAAAACATTATAAGCAACAGCTCCTTTAAATGGTTTACGAGACATGACTATAAACTCACAAGCTGGCTTAAGAGCTGTGCCCCATCCTTCCCAATCTGAAAATCCTTTGCTTCTTATCCTTTTGCCTCCATAATTGCCACCATTCTTTTCAACTGGTATTTTATAGCTAGTTGGGTTTTTGTCTTCACCCGAACTGTTTTTGTTAGGTATTCCCCAACAATCAGAATCTTCATATGCTATATTATCTAAATATTCTTCTCTTTTATTTCCTAACTTTTTATCAATAGACTTTCCAATGTTGTGAGACTTTGGAAAACCCGAGCCATAGAGCCAAGTGATAGTATCACGAATCTCGAATCCTGCCTTTCTAATTCTACCCATTATAAAGTCAATAGTTCTAGTTCCTGAGAAAGATAATAAATGAGCTCCTGGTTTTAATACACGAAGACATTCTTCCCATACCTCAACGCTAGGACAATCAACATCCCATTTCTTACCCATGAACTTAATACCATATGGTGGGTCTGTAATAATTGAATCTATAGAATCATTATTTAAATCTTTTAATTTTTCTAGGCAATCCCCATTTACCAATTGCATATTGTAAACCTATTGTAAACCTATTTAATTTTTAATTGTAACCTTTATTATTTATTAGCTTCAGTATCAGGAACATCAGGTAGGTTTGGAGCTGGCATATCTTTTGAAGGCTCTAACAATTCAGCATAATCGCTATCTACATCAGGCTGTAACTCACCTAAAACTTCATAAGCTGGTGCATATACCCCAGTATTATCTATAGATCCATCACCAATCCATCTCTCTAACTTAGCATCAACAAGTGCAAACATTTTCTTTACATTTTCTGCATCATGTGGATCAGTAAATGCTTGAGTGTTTGCAGAGTCTATTGAAACTAGAACTCTTAAGAAATTAAATAATTCAGCAACACAAGTTTTCATTTTAACATTTCTTATTTTTTGTATTTCTTTGCCAGTTATTAAAGCAATTTTGTAAGCATACTCATGAGATCCTTTAGGATAATCGTTATATTCTAAAGAAAATTCAAATTCATCTTTAACAATATTCCATTGAGCTAATATTTCTTTAACATCGCTTGGAACTGCTTTTGAAGCTGTATTATTAGTGTCGCACTCTAAACAAAAGAGCAATAACCTAGCACATTGTTCTAAAGTGTCTCTTAAGCGATAATTTCTTACGCTATAATCAACTACTTCAATTTTTCTACCTGGTGTTATTTCAGGATCGACTTTTACTAATTCAGTTTTCATAAATTTACCTCCTTTTATTATGAAAATTATAATTATTAATTATTTGTTTATGGTTCCCCGACCGCTACCATTCTATATTATAATCTTGTAAAATATCAATAAAATCTTGCCTCAAATCCTGATAAATAGCATCAACTTCTTTTGAATTTTCTTGGTATTTTATTTTAGATCTAATTACATTCATTATATCATTTATAGCGCAATGATAAGTTGAACCTTTTAGTGCATCATTATGTTCAATTTGTTCTTGAGGTAGTCTAAAACATAAAATAGCTTTCATTTAAGCGCTAAGCTCCTTACTCTATAATTTAGCCAAGAATATTTTTTCCTATTATTTAAATAGTGTGGATCTCTCATATTATCATAAGCCTCTTGTTCGCATCTTATTTGTCTGTAAGCCTTATTAAAATTTCTATAAAGCATAAGACCGTGGAGAAAATCATAAACAACAATGAAATACATACCAAATATAAAAAGTTCTTTAAATTGCTGAAAATGAATTTTCTCATGATTTA